AAGACAAATAGGAGAAACAATGGACGTAAACAAATGGAAATCAATTGCTGTTGATATCGAATCATACACAATTATTAGGGCTATGGGAGAGAATGGCCTTAGGAACCCAGGCAACATGATTAAGAAAATGGTTAGCGATTCTATAAAAAAGATAGCTAAGAAAGAAGGTGTTGCTGAACCCAAGATGAAAGAGAATTTACTTAACCAAGGAAAGAAACTCTTGAAGTAAATAAAAAACATATATGTTGAATTAGGGCCGGGAGACTGGCCCTTTTTTTTACTTGCAATCAAAATTTAAATAGTTATTAATTAAATAGTATTCCTAAGCCTAAATGAAATAAGTGGGGCTTTCAAAACACTTTATTTTCACTTAACAATTAACACTCAAATTTAACTTTAATAAAAGGATATTTTTGTGGGTAAAGCTATGAAGAAAAGTAGTGAAGAAGCATTGAACCAGGCGTTGGACAAGCTAGTGATGGTGTGTCCAAACAAGAAAACTTATGATGAGTTAACAAGTTTAATGTTTCAATTGTATTGTGGAAATGACTTTGGTTTAGGAAATTTCAATCTTTCTTTCCTTGATAAAATCGAGGATAGATGGCGATCAGGACGTAAAGCTGCGGCGAAAGCCAAAGGCATTAGCCTGGTTGTTAAAAATGCTTAACCACGGTGTCATTACTACATCCATATCTTTTCCCGCATCGTGGTTATGCAAATGGATACGACTCAAAAAAGATTAATTAAAGAATCTATAATACTGATGGAGATTATGTCTGGTGAAGACCGGATGCATTATCTTGAGCGTATGTGGAAATTGTATATCGATGTGTACGAAAGATCTTCGATGAGAAGTAGTGTTCGTAAGCGAAAAAATACTCCTATAGCTAAGAGGAAAGCCTATGAACTGTGCTCCGAACTTACTAAAATTTTTGGGCATTAAGTTGAGCCTGGAGATTGTAAAACCGAAAGCTTTTGCAGAACAGAGATTGTTCCAAGCTATCCTGGTGCAGGCCTTAGAGGACGCAGTAAATACATCTGGATTTAAAAAGGAAACTTACCATAAACATGATTCCCATAAATGGTTTGTAAGTAACAGTGTAGACTTTCAGGACGTATGTTGGGGTGCTGACATGGATCCTGACTTTGTGCGAGGAGAATACATGAAAATGGTCGATGAGGGTCGAGTACATTTTACCCGGTTACAGGTATCCTGGATTAAGTATAGAGATTTATATAAGAGGTATCGAGAATGTGGGAGTAAAGAGGAAAGAAGAATTATTAAGAAGCTTATTTTAAAAGAGAATTTAAAAAGATTAGAGGATTAGTCATGGGGGACGAATGAATCTAACTCCTGGGGGGAAAAACCAGAGAGCAATTATTGTTAGACCCCCAGAAGTCATTAACCAAAGTTTATAAGTGTTAAATAACACAGGTCAACTGTAACAGAATACCGGCCACCGGGCAACGGAAAATTTCTACTATATAGATTATCTAGAGTGATTGAAAAAGAAAAGTGCTCAGAGGGTAAAAGAGGTGTATCTGGTGTATCTAATGTTCTATTATTCAATTGTACCAATGGTTTTAATCAATTTTAGTGGTGTATCTATGGTGTATCTATGGTGTATCTGGGATACACCACTCTTGCGGGAACGCAAACAGTTGGTTATAGGGTTGTAGTCATTACTCTGAAAAATCTATATAGTAGAAAATTATGTATAAAAAAATGTTAATTGGTGGCTTAGCTACTAAAGGTATAAAAGCTGCCTACAAGAAGTATATTCAAGAGGGTGGTCGAAAGACTTCTGAAATTGTCAAAGAAGAAATTAAAAGAAGAACTAAAGGTGTTACAAAGTCCCAACGATTAAAACAAGATCCCACTGGACGTATAAAATCTTTTAAATTTCCAATTAGAGATTATCATAGAATTTATGGTGAAAGCACAACTTCTGTTTTAAAACAAAAACCAGCTATTAGAGGCATGGCTAAAAATGATATTAAAGCTAGATTAAAAATGGATCCTAAATTATCACTAAGAGATAAAAATAGATTAAGATTTAAATAATGCCTGGTGGACTTAAAAAGAAATCATTAAGAACTGAATTAGATTTAACACCCAAACAAAAAATGTTTGTGGAAATATACGTCAAGGATTGGGGTTCTATTACACAAGCTGAAGCGTTGAAGCGTGCAGGTTACGTGTGTACCAATGAAAAAGATTATGGATCCGTAGCATCTAGAATGTTGTCTAGAAAACACAGCCCCCATATTGCAAATTATTTTGATAAATTATTTGATCTTGAGAAAAAGAAATACGAAAGTGACAACCTTAGAAGATACAAAAGGTTAGAAAGAATTGCTGACAAGGCAGAGAAAGAAAAACAATTCGCTGCCGCTATTAACGCTGAATATAGATCTGGTCAACTGGCCGGTGCATATGTTGATCGTAAGGAAGTAACTGTTAGTGGTTTGGAGGGTATGTCACGTGAGCAACTTGAGAAAAAGTTATCGGAACTATCAGACAAAATCGATGGCTTCAATGCCAAGACGATTGAAGTTGAGTCCGAAGACGTTACAGCAATTGAAGAAAGCTAGTTGGTCGGAATGGTTAAATGTTTTTAACCAAGTACATAACTCCACCATCACCACTTCAATTGGTAAAATTAAGGTAGAGATTGATGACTAAAAGAAAGCGACAACAATCAAAAATACTTAACTTTGATTTTAAAAATCTCGGAAATATTATTGAAGATTATCCATTTGTGGAAATAGAATGGTGTGATATCGAAGGTGATGCTGGTTGGTCTAGCACTAAAGAACTTAGTAAAGAACAATTACCTGTATGTGTATCAAAGGGTTATTTATTAAGTCAAAAGAATGGCATTACTAGAATATTTAGTGATTACATCAAGTCAAAAGATAAACCAACATTTGACAATATTGGTGCAACAACTATTATTCCAACAGCAGTAATTAAATCAATTAAGAAACTTAAAATATAAAATACTTACTTAATCATGTCTAATAAAAATGGGGAAACTAGGTTATGGCAGAAAGTAAAAAAAGGACTGACTGATTGCTTCTTAACACGCATAGAATCTAGCACAATCAATGGTATTCCTGATATCCACGCAGTCATGGGTAATGAAGTTTTCTGGGTAGAATTAAAATCAGATTCATTAAGTTATCCTAAGCTAAATAAGTGGCAGATTGTATGGATTAATAAATATATCAAAGCTGGTGGTAAAGTTATTATCTTGAAAGAGACCCTCTTGCAGAAGTCTCTTAAACTCTACAGACCGGTGTCCGTTTTCACGGATCCTCGTTCCCTCGTCTCGTTTTGCTCGTTCTCGTTCCCTTTACAATGGCCAACGGTCCAGCAGCGCATCCTCCAGGAGCTGGGATCACCTTCGGAGGCAGCGTAATCCTCGTTCTCGTTTCCTGGCCACCGTTTCTTCCCTCTTTGTTTACGGTGGCCTGGTGACGGGACCTGCAGCTCAGGATGCTGGATCTCGTTTCTCGTTGACAAACTTCCCTCGTTCTCGTGTAAACTTAACTACACTGGTCCCGCAGGTAACGCAGCTGGTACGCATCCTTCAGGATCCAGGTGAAGCTCTCGTTTCTCGTTCTCGTTTCTGGATAAATCTCGTTCTCGTTTACTGGCCACTGGTGAGCCCCCGCAGCGTGAGCTTCAGGGGACGTCCAGCTCAGGAGAACTTCGTGGTTGACAGGTATCCCATGATGTCGTATGGTCAGACTAAACAAAGGAGAAACAATGGCAATAGATTTCGATGCCCTCGATCTCGTTCGAGGAGGGAACAAAGCTCGTTCTTACAACACTAAATTAGATGGGCTCCAGCAGCAGGTGACTCTGCTCAGGGAGCTGGTAACTGATGTGGTAAAAGAATTACCAGAGGAAAAGAAATGGTCGTTTGAAGAAAGATTAAAAAAAATAAAAGAAAGGCCTTGACAGGTATCCCATCGTGTCTTATATGTAGTTCGTTAACCAAAGGAGAACTACATGAACAAAGACAAAGAAAAAGAGAAACCTGCTAAGCAAGAAGACAAACCTGAAGAAGGCAAAGTATACGCACTGACCGGTGCCCGGGGCACGCGCTGCATTGCAAACGGTAATACCTGGAAAGACTCGGAGGTTAAAGATGACTGATGAAGTGAAGGAATGGTTCCTTAAGCCAACCATCACCGAATGCCTCGTGGAGTATCAAATGCAAGAATTAGGTTTGATTTCAGACATTGCCAAGCACGGATGCAGCGGAGGCGTTGCTGGTATTATATATTACGATGAAACAACTTCGTTTCATGAGCAGCATGAGGAAGAGATATGGCAACTGGTCCACGATCACGCGGATGAAGCTGGTCTACAGAGTGGTGAATTTCTTCAGCATGTATCCAAAGACCCAGGCTCGTTGAAACAATTGCTCAATGATCTCGTCTGGTGGGCGGTCGAAGTTAGAGCTCAGGAGGTCCTGGATAATCCTTCACCTGCAGCTGGTAACTGATGTGGTCGTAGGACTCGTTAGCCTCTGGTTTTTTGGCTGGTTAATGTTCCCTAACTTAACTGGCTGGATCACCTTCATCTTTTGCCTCTCGCTCGTTGGGTTCTTCGCTTGATCTCGCTCCTCGTTTACTAAAAGTTACCTTCTCAGGACGGTGAAGGTACTGTGGGATCAGATGGCAGCTAAGCAGATGTCTCTCGTTTCTCGGCATGAAAGGGTTTTGTTGGTTTGAAGTAAACTTAACTACTCCTCAGGACGCCGGTGAAAACTGCCTTTGGAAAAGCAAATGGTTAGGTTTCTACTTTAGAATGGTTCTAAGTTATAGTTTAGAATAATTCTAAAAGATAATTGTTGCATTAGTATATAAGATACGATAAGACATTAGACTTAATCAACAAAGGAGAAAGTTATGGGACTAGATCAACACGCACACCTTCGAGGTCAACAGGTAGATTGGGACAAATACTATTCTGATGATCAAGAAGAACAATCAAAAGTTTTTGTGTGGAGAAAACACGCAAGACTTCAACAGTTCATGGCAAAGAAATGGGACGAACAAAACGCACACCATGAGCATGACGGTATGCTCTCAAGTTTAGGATTTAATTCTGATTGTGATGCACCTTGTTATATGACTGAGGAAGTTGTCAAAGAATTAGCCGAACAGATACAGAAAGATTTTTCTGACTACCCTGCGACTGACGGATTTTTCTGGGGGCAACAGTTTCAAGAGGAGAGTGTTAAAGAGTACAAGGAACAAGATATCAAGTTCTTGAAATTCTGTGAACAAGCTATCAGCGAAAAGAAAGTCGTTGAATATTGGTGTAGTTGGTAATGGCTACTGATGAATTTACCAAGCTAATGAAAAAAGGCGAGGTGGACGATAGTTATAATATACGAGGCGACAATGTCGCCTCGTCTCGTTCTCGTGAGGAAAACATTTTCCATACTATTAAAATTTATATCAAGGGGGGTTGCGTGGTGTCGGTGGATAATTTGCCAGAATTATTTGATTATGAAATTATAGACTATGATGTGAGTAAGGAATAAATGCTAGTTTTATTATTGCTAGACCTAATAAACTTAATTAAAAAAAAGATAAATTAACTATTGAATAAGATTTCATAAGATGTATTAATTAGGAGTATTTATAAAAATACATAACTTAACAAAGAGGTAAAAATGCAAACAGCAAAAAAGCTAAAGCAAGACGAAAAAAAAGT